TGCGTCTATCCAGCGGTTCCAGCCAGTCGTGATCAGACATAGAAGGGAAGGTGACTACTGAGCAAAGGCTTCAAGCTCGTCAGCAAGCGCGTAGAGGTCAGAAGCATCCACCACCAGTTCGTACCAGCCATCGCCATGAACCTCGCAGGAATACTTGGCTGCGATTTCTCGGATTGCGGCGGCAATGGCGGGCGACTAGTGCCACTCCTCAGGCTTGCCGCTGGCTGCTCGGTTGAACGCCCAGAACACCTCTTGGGCTTGCGATGAAAGTTCAGACATAGAAGTGGTAATGATTACGACGGAGGAGCTACGTTCTCCCAAGGGCTTGGCTCGACGCGAGGAGCAGGGCTTTTAGGTTGAGTGGCAGCTGCCTGTTGTAGTTGGAAATATTGAAGAGCTTGTTTGTGTTGAATGAGCTCTGAGCTCAGTTGCTGCGTCTGAGCTTCTGCCCACTTACGTGCGTTCGCAGTCAACTCATCGAGTGCTGACTGTGAGTGAGGGAAGGCGAAAACTACGCCGCCCCCTTGCTTAACAGTAATCTTCTGCCCGTTAGTCGTTTCGGCGAGACCGGTCAGAAATGAATGAGCGCGTGCTGCGGAGATGTTTGCGATCATTCCGAGTTGGATGGGGTCGACAACACCTTTGTTGGCTTCGTAAAGAGCAGAGAAGCAAGAGGTTACCCGCGTGGCAGCCTCGTCGTTCTGGCGCTGACGGAGAACTCTCTCACGACCGATCCCTGCTCCTCCGATAAGGCCGCCAGCGAAAGCGAGAGAGGCACCGACAAACTGAGGCGCAGTAATCGCAGTGGTTACGCCAACAGCAACCGTGGCCGCCACTGCGAGTGTGAGGTTAGGGTTTAGACGGATCATGTTTTTGGAAAGCTGTGTTCCAGTGACTGTTGTTCATATCCTGAGCGAACTCCACCGGGCTGGGGAGGCGGTCAGGGCCTTTTGCTGCACGATCGGATTGTAGGTCATATGCCTTAATCCGGAGCCCTTTGATTCCGGCAACTCCATCGTTCAAGACTATCTTCACATTCGGAAGCTTGAGAATGTTCACCAGAGCTTCCTTTGTTCTCTCGACGAATCGGTGCTTAGCTGCAGGTTTGTAGCCACAGGACTTACAGAAGTTTGCGTAGCTGGGATACAAGGCACCGTAAGCGTTTGCCACATACATGCCTTTCTCCGCCTCATCAGTGTTGGGCTTCCGTGCGCCCATGCCAACAGGGGAGATTGTGTTTGGAGCGTAGAGGCAGCAGTCGTGGAGCCAAGCCACGAATTGGTTGTTGAAGAGTAGGGCCTCGATGTTGGTGCGGTTTAGGGAAGGAACATGCTTCGTGGGGTTGGCCAGCACATCCTTCATCTTTGCGTACTCCATCGACAGAGCCCAAGTCACGATGCCACTCATCTCGGGCACAAAAGCACCTTCGATTCGATCCTCGAAGACGCTGATTAGTTCCTTACGAAGGCTCGGGTCAACGACTTTGTCCATGACAATGGTTAAGCGCCGACGCTCGAGACCACTACTTGAGTCGTTGGAGGTGATGTGTTCATTACTAGCGATACAGACCAAACACTCGGGTTTGAAGCTGATGATCTCCTTTCCATACTTTCTCTCGGCTCGCAGGGTGTCGGAGGCAGACGTAAGCTTTTTAAGCACGTCCATGCGCTTGTTGTAGTTTGATTCGTCTGTTAGAAGCAGAAGCTTCTTCCCGATCAGGTTGTAGCTCTCGAATTTATTTGTCTCAATAACCTCCAGGCTCGATGTGTGAGTTCCGTGGAAACCAGCCAAAGCAACCATAAGTTGCTGCATGGTTGATTTACCGGTGCCACCAGGACCAACCAAGTGGAGGAATCTTTCTCCTGCCGTGTAACCGGTTAGTAGGGCTCGAGCGAACGCTTGGATTAAAACTTCCTGGCCCTTATCAAGGGAGGTCGTAATCCAACGCATGAACTCCGGGCATTGTGCTTTGGCGTTGTACTCGTAAGGGAGTTTGTGACGCAGGTAAAGACTTTTGTGCTGACCTTCGTCGAATTCAAGCGTCGTGGTGTCGAGCACACCGTTTTTGAAAGGGATGAACCCACGCGATTTTGTCCAAACACTCCGGCGCCCTCCGTCTGCTGACTTAAGGAGTTTCGCCTTGAGGATGGAAAAGACGCTGTTGATCATCGCCGCGTTGTATTTCGCGAGCACACCAGCGGTTACGAACGAATCGAGCGCCTTAACGATCCTTCTCTTTATGTGCTGCTCGTCTTGGTAGTACCAGATATCTTGATCGTCATCGTAGTGATAAAACTGATCCAGATAACTATCGTATATAAACTGGTCGCCTTGATTCGTGACAATAATGTCAGCTACGTCATTCTCGGAGAACTCTCGGTTCCGGGTGCCACCCTGGAGACTGACGAGCTGACTCGGTGTAGAAGGAACATTCATGGCCTGTTCTTTAGTTTTAACTTTTGATTTTGGTTTTGATGTTGATGTCTCAGGCTCTGGTGAGCTGAGGTCAAATTCAGACATGTCGAGGACAGCGTTGATTGCTGCCTCACGTTTGGCCTCCTCGAGTGCTGCTTTGACCTCTTTTGAGGCGTGGGTATCAAAGACAGATCGGCTGATGCGTCTGATCTTTTTCCATGTGCCCAACTCACCGAGCTCCGAAGCTAGTGAGACTGCAGGTTGAAGCTCCTCGGGGTTCCTGATGGAATTCAGGATGCGCTCGAACTTACCATCGATGTCGTGTGGGTAACCATAGATGTTATAGAACGCATCGTGTGCGACTGTCAAGGGTGAGACGCACAAAGCTATGTCGTGCGTCGTGCACCAGTTCGACCATCCGAGGAGTTCCTTGAAAATCGCAGCCATCGTCGAGCTGCGATCACCGACTTCTTCCCCTTCGAGCACAGAGCGGACTGTGTTCGACGCAAGCCGAACCAAGTCCATTCCGTTCTCGCGGATGGTTACTTGGTTGAAGTACTCGATCGGTTCTCCACCTGAATCGCTTTCATCCGGAGGAAGCGCAGCGAAAGCTTGGATCGCCTCGTTGACTTTGGCTGTCGGGATAAACCGCCCTGGCTTGGCGAAAATTGCTTCCGGGTTTTTTGGTCCGTAGAAGAGGTTTGGGATCGTCGTCGCTCGGACATCAGACCCAGGGATTTGAGCGTAGATCTGTTTGCAGAACCATTGGTAAAAACCAGGGTTGATGACCGTAGTTTCAAGACCGAAGACCAACCGGAAGCGTGGCCAACCCTCCGATGTTGAAGGGCTGTAATAGCCAAGGGTTAAATACTTTTTACAAATATCGAGTTCTAATGCTTGTTCTACCGTCAGTTCTTGCTTCTGAACTTTGTTCCCACTCTCATCTTTATGGTCGGCCTGATTGTCAATGTCAACAATGATTAATCCGGCTTTTATAACTCCAGTCTGATTCTTTTGTCGCTTGCCGTCTTGTAAATGCCACGCGCAGAGACCTGCTTGCTTACCTAGGACCTCTCCTAGTTCGTTCGTATCGAGCTCGCAGGCGTCCCAGCCTGAGTTAAACGCTGAAAAGTTTCCGCCACTAGCGATTTTGCCCAGCTCGGGATCGAGGTGAGGGACGACCCCGAGGTTTACAGAGCAAATGAACTTCATGGGTTGTCGCTGAGCATTTCTAGTATGGCCTGATAACGGGCAGGCGAACCCTAAGAAAAGGTGAAGAACCCTCTTCTAGTCAGCCGTCTGGTGGAATTGATTCTACGCCTGTGGGTTTAGTTCGTAGTAATTTTTTAAAACCTGAAGCCAACTCTCACAATCCTTCTCAACTTCCTCTGTACCAAACGTAAAAATTTGGGTGTTGAATTCTGGTATTGCAGTAGTAACGATAATTTGTGTCTTGACTATATTAATTCCTAAGCAGGACTCCGCTGCGAGTTTGTAAGCGGCGAGTTGTAACCTTGTCTTCTTAGTTTTAAATACGCCAGAGATTAAAGCTTTCTTCGTTTTCTCATCGAGATTTTGACTCTTGTTGGGGAAGCGGGCCGAGTAAGGTCCGTTGCTCGTCTTGAAGTCTGCGAGAACGATTTCCGCATTTGCGTTCATGTAGATGAGGTCACAGCAGCCTGCGTAACCATGACCTGTGTCATCGTTGTAGTAATGAATTCTACCTACACCGTCGTCACCAACATACTTCGCCCATCTTGGCTGATTAAATGGTTTCTCACTCCAAAGGACTCGACCACCTTCGAGCAGATTGTCCAATAGTTCTGGTACTCCGTTCCAGTAAGGTTTGTACTGTTCGGATGGAATTACTCTAAGACCACGGAGATAGTCCTCTACACTGTTATGTATCCATGTTCCTCTAGTCGCTGCAGCATCAGCAACTCCTGGATTCATTAAGTTCCAGTGCGCCAGTTTTTTACGCGTGGCTTCCGACTGAGTGGCGCTGAGTACCGAGGTGACTGAAGGCAGCGGTTTAGGTACACCGGCACACAGATAGTGCCTTAAACCGTTAATCGTTACGCGTGTATCGGACACAATGATCGTGTCAATTTGTTTTTATCTTAGAACGAAGTTGGGAATGTGTTTCCACTGCTTTCGTTGTCATCTTCGTCCTCATCGTCATCATTGCTGATGAAGAATTCCTGTTTTTGGTACTGATACTCCTTGTTTCTCTGCTCAAGCTCAGACATCAAGCAAAGTGCTGCTGAAAAACCTTCAATAGTAATTTCAGCGCAGTCCTCAGGTGTCCGAGCTTTACCCTGGTAATCAACGCATTCGGTAAGGAGCTGTTGACCGACTAAAAGTGCTGTGATCTTATCCAGCGCACTATTTTGCTCCTTCTGCAACTGAATTAACTGATCAAGTTTATCGAGCAATCTCCTGCTCATAACTTTAAGTTTTGAGGACGGTGCCACCCTACTTCAAAATCTACTTCTGTCTTGCTTGTAGGAGCAGTACCCTTCTGGAATACAAACCATGCGGAGGTCACAGGATCTTTTGAGTTTGTACCATCCGCACGGAATGCTGGTCGCGGGCTCAATATCTTAATGTTTGTGAGTGATGCTTCCTGTAAGAAGTCTTCACGAGCTCTCGTGGGCTCTAAAAAAGTAAGTCTGTCAAGGATGCACACGCCTCTCGTAGCTACCTGTAACCCACATTCAGTTATCCACTTTGTATAGTCTTTCATACCCTGTGTGATGGCTATGACCCAGTCGACGTTTTGTTTTTGGTTCTGCCACCATTCGAGGTTGACGATGTCTTCCTCTGATCTACCGATCTGGATGTCGGACACACAGTCCGCTTTGACCTGCTCAGCCAGCTCACCCGTGGGATCGAATGGCAAAAGAACCCTACCCTCGATGAGATTTGAATTACGGATAGGATCGTAGATGTAGCGAGGGACTCGGTAAAAGCCAGACATGTCAGAACAGTTGTTGAATAAGCTGCGTTCTCATATGACTCTTGAGCAGCAGTTTACCCACCGATCTTTTTTGGATGGGCTTAACAAGCTCAACTCTGAGGAGAAGAAGGAGATACTTGAGATTGTATATGCAAATTATTTGATCCGGGGAAGAATCCTAGAGAACATTATTAAGTACTGTATTACGCACAATGTTGATCTACCTTCTTTCGGTGATCTCATCGACCTGTAGGTAGGCGCAAAAAAAAGGACGCTTGTAAGGCGTCCTTACCTCCTTACCTGATGTTCAGGCTTTCGTCCGTATTTTAGAAATCCAGACCTGCAGCTTTTAATGCTGCTTTCTGTTCCTCAGAAAGATCTTTCTTGGGGGAACCTTTTTTTGCGGTCGGAGGTTCAGATGCCTCTGCCTTGGCGGAGGGATCGCCTGCACCTGCGGGGAGTGCAGAAAGCGCAGCAGGTGCTGCCCCCTCTAAGCGCCGTGGGTTAGCTTCCATAAAAGCTTCCTTGATAGCTGCATGATCCTCCCCGAGAGGTAGCTCAACCAGATTGCTACCGGGGATCCCACTTCGTAAAGCAGCAGCCACCAGGTCTCCTGAGCCGCCCTCAAGCCACGCCCCAATATCCTCGATGAGCTTACGCTCCTCGTCATTTTGAGCGGGCCGGTCTTTGAATTCGAGAGCGTTGTAGTTGATCTTTGCCCCATCTGCGCCCGTAACAGGATCCCTTTCGTTGAAGGACTTCTGTACAAATTTAGTCGAGGTAATTACCTCACCAACATTAATACGGTTGTTGTAGAGCGTTTGGAAGTACGAGATAAAGTTCTTTTGACTCGACTTGCCACTAATGATGCTTGTACATACACAGCGTGGCGGAAGCAGACGATGAGAAGGTGTAACACCAATGTAACTAATCCGAATAAACTCTTCATGCGAGCGCATGCCGAGGTTACCGAAGTACGGCGTAAACCCAAGAAGGATGAACTCAATGGGTATGCCGTTGTCATTTGAATCAGTGATGGCCGCGTCAGGATCAGTATCGGATTTCCAACGGCGAGCTTGAAGATCGACGCGGAGCGTGTGCGGCGGGACCTGGCAGAGAATTTCATCAGCCGAAAATTTGCCTGCAATAAAAACCATGGCCGTAAATCAGAGAGAGAAGTCCAGTGAACCGAGAGCAGCCGTAGAGACGCGACCCTTATCTGGGTCTGCCGCTTTGGCGGGTGCAGCTTTCTTGCTGCGCGGGAGGTAGAGAACTTTCTCTACTCCATAGTTAAGGTACTTACGATCTTCCTTTTCGGAAGTACTTACGCGACCCACAGCGATGGTTGGAGTGCCTGGAGCAAGCTCAGCGAGTTGTCCGGAGAGAGCATCCCAAGCCGTCAGCTTGAACCAAGAAGTTTCACCCTTCTCGTCTTGCCAAGCCAGGGATCGATTGGTAACAGTGTTGTCGCCTAACTGAGTTTCCTCAGTCGTAGGACCAAGACCACCTGTGGATACAAAAAGGTTTACCGCCAGGAGATCATCCCAGTTGTCTTTGCCGACAACAAGCATGGGCTGCATTTGCAGGACACCATCCGGGGTGCTCTTGGTAGGACCGATTGCAAGTACAGTCTCTTTTTCTTTAAGGGTTTTGAGTAATTTTCCGACGTAGTGGTCCTCTTTCATTGAAAGTTGGACCTTAGTTGAGACCCGTCGATCGCTCGAGGGAAGGGACTCAGCTAAGACATGCGCGACTTTGTTTTCGTCGATGTCTGCAGCGTCAGTGATCCTTAGACCTAAGGTGAAAATGTTCACGGTTTAGAGTTCGGTAAATCGTTGAGCGGTGTACTTTAAGTGCCTTGGCTATCTCTTTAGCAGGGACGCCTTGGCCTGAGAAGGCTAGTACCAAATTCGTGTCTGCGTCGCTAAGTTTTGATGCCTTCATCTTCTTGTAAGAATTGTGGTACGGATTTATGCATAGACGGTTACCACATGAAGGTTTCACACAACCATCTTTGTTGATCTCAAGGTAATCCAGTATCAAGGGACGCACGTAGTACCTTTGACCTAGCGTATAAACCGTCGGGGATCCGTTAACGAATTTACCGATCCACTCGTCACATTCGTTGTGGCTGAACTCACTGAACGCCAGCCTCCTGAAGAGCGTCGCCAAAGGGACCTCCTCAATCTCTTTGTAATCCAGCTGAAAGGACTCCCCATGAAGAGCCCGAGCTATGTCCGAAGCTTGTGCTTGCGCGTGGCCTGCGTCATTAGCTGTTATAGCTAACTCTATACGCTTTGATCTTTTCGTAATTGTTAGGCAGTGACTAATACACGTCATTTGGCATGAACTGATCTGCTGCCTCCAGGATTCGACGCCTGTCTTCTTCATTCGCAGCAAAAATGGGGTACAGCTTAAGCCATACCCCAAGGCGTCCTTCTAGCAGACGTTTGATGATCTTCATCTGTAACACCCAGCTACCTTTAAGCGTAGCTGGTTCTACAGCTTTAGGATCAGATACCTAAGTAAGCAGCAGCTCCACCACCAATCATGGAAGAGCGCTTGGCAATTTCCCTCATTTGAGCATCAGAGACACCCTGTGCTCGGAGGGCTTCAACGTCTTTCATACCGAAACCTGCACCGCCAGCTGAACCGGGATCGTAGGTGGAGGTGATGGTTTGCGTCCTGCTAGGTGCCACGTTTAACTGAGCAGCAGCTCCACCACCAATCATGGGAGAGCGCTTGGCAATTTCCCTCATTTGAGCATCAGAGACACCCTGTGCTCGGAGGGCTTCAACGTCTTTCATACCGAAACCTG